TGGACCGTAGGGTGCTGGTGGACGCCTCCATCCACACCAGGTCGGAGCGCAATGCCGATTACCTGACCATATCCCAGGAGGTGGACGATCTGATCCGGCCCGTGTTCCGCTTCGAGGACGGCGGCGAGGCCAGGGCCATCACCGTGCCGGATGTGGCCTGTAAGGTGGTGGACCGGGTACTGCACTGCACCTTTACCCTGGCATTCCGGGACAGCATCCAGGAGCCGCCGCCGCTGCCATACATAGAAACGCTGGACACCAGCGTGAAACCGATTTGAGAAGAAAGGTTGTGATATTATGGGCCTGCCTGACATCCGGATTACATTCCAGACCAAGGGCCTGAGCGCCATCCAGCGCAGTGAGCGCGGAATCGTGGCTGGCGAGATCAAAGAGATCGCCACGCAGATTATGGACCTGAGCGGGGCTATCAACACCAAGGTCACAGTGGTGAAACAGTTAAAAAACTGATTGCCCAGGATGGTGAGGCGTACTTGCTTCACTACTACATCCAGAAGGGCTGGGATGCGGAGCGGTTTTTGAGCCTGGACCTGGAGTCCAGGCTCTTTTATACGGCCTCCATGCAGACCGCCCTGGAAGAACGGGCGCGGATGTTTGGTAAGGGGGTGAGCGGCTGATGGGCGTGGTCAAAGGCGCAATTTCTATTAAGGATAACATGACAGTCGTTCTCCGTAGTATCAGGCAGGAGCAATCGGCCTTTCGCCGGGATGTAGAAAAGACCAAAAAGGAACTGCAGGCCACCTGGGACAAAAAGCGCACCGCCAAGCTGGAGGCCACCGCAGCCTCCAAGGCGATGGACTCCCTGAAGAAAAAGATGGAGCCGCTGCGCAAAAAGGTGGTGGTGGCTACAGCAGTCAAGGACCTGGCCACCGCGAAGGTCAAAGCCCTGGGCAATCAGGTCAAAGCGGTGGGGAAAATGGTGGCCACCCCCATAGTAAAACTGAAGGATGGCGTATCTGCAGAGCTGTCAAAAATCAAAAGTAGTCTGCAAAGCGCTGTCAAAAAAACGGTCATCCCCGTAACAGTTGCGGCTACTGTCCTGGTTGGCGGCGCTATCAATCAGGGTGCACAACTTGAACAAAGCATTGGTGGCGTTGAAACGCTGTTCAAAGAAAACGCCAGCGTTGTAAAGGCGAATGCGGATGCGGCATTCAAGACTGCCGGGCTATCCGCAAATGCTTATATGGAGCAGGTAACCAGTTTTTCCGCTGCTCTTATCAGCAGTTTGAGTGGAGATACTTTGAAAGCTGCTGCCGCCGCTGACATGGCCATGGGCGATATGGCGGATAATGCCAATAAATTTGGCACCGACATGACGTCTATCCAGAATGCTTATCAAGGGTTTGCCAAGCAAAACTACACCATGCTGGACAACCTGAAGCTGGGCTACGGCGGCACTAAAGAAGAAATGGCCCGGCTCCTGCAGGATGCGCAGAAGCTGACTGGCGTGCAATACGACATCAATAATCTATCTGATGTCTACAACGCCATCCATGCGATCCAAAAAGACCTAGGCGTGACCGGAACAACCGCCAAAGAAGCAGGCGAAACTTTCAGCGGCTCTTTCTCTGCCATGAAGGCCGCCGCGCAGAACCTTCTGGGCAACATGGCCATAGGCGGCGATGTAACAGGCTCAATGAAGCAGTTGGTGGGAAGCGCCTCCACATTTCTGTTTAACAATGCAATCCCCATGGTGGGGCGCGTGATCTCCGCACTGCCGGAAGCGGTTAGGACCGGCATCAAAAGCGCTGCCCCAAAAATCAAGGGAATGGCCAAGGAGATCGTCGAAAGCCTAAAAGAGGGGATTGTCAGCAGCCTGCCATCTGAAATGGGCGACATAGTCAATTCCCTTTTTGGCAGCCTGGGGGACCTTGGAAGCGGATTTGCTGCAATGAAGCCACAACTGGCCCGTTTCGGCACTTCGGTGATGGGGACGGTGCAAAAGGTGGCCGCAGCAGCCATGCCCGCCATCGCCAGCATCATTACCACAGTCCAGTCGGTGATTCCCTCCGTTCTCCCGGTGCTGGAAACGGTAGTTACCACCATCGGCAACGTGATCGCGGCGGCTACCCCTGTCATCGCCGGACTGGTTCAGGGGATTGGCACGGTGGTGTCGGCGCTGGCCCCGGTCTTTCAGGTCATCTTTGACGGCATCGGCCAGAAGGTCAGTTCCGTGCTGGAGTTCGTGGGCAGTAAGATGGGTTGGATTCAAAGTGTCATCGGCACAGTAGCCCCCGTGGTGGCGGACATCCTGACCACAGCCTGGGGCGTTATCTCCCCCGTCATGGACCTGTCTATCAGCGTCTTTAAACTGCTTTTCAATGTAGTACAAACGGTGTTTAATGGCATCGCCAGCGTGGTTTCCAGCGTGTGGTCCAGGGTCCAGCCCATTGTGGAGGGCATCGGCAACGGCCTGTCCTGGGTGGCCGGAAAGGTCAAGGGCCTGCTGGGGATGGGCGGCGGCGACGGTGGCAGCGTCGGCTCCAACGCCGAAGGCACCAACAACTGGCGCGGCGGTCCCACCTGGGTAGGTGAGCGTGGGCCGGAGTTGGTAGACCTGCCCAAGGGCAGCCGGGTGCTTCCCAACAAGGAGAGCGTCCAGCTGGCCCAAAACGCCGCCCGGCCCGTGGTCCGTGAGATCTTCCAGACCACCGTGGAAAAGCCCTCCATCTACACGACAGAGGGCAATTCCTTCCCCGTGCTGGAGCGTATTGAAAAGGGCCTGGGCGTGGTCACCGGCCTGCTGGGCCGGGACGGCCGGAGAAGCCAGGAGGATACCCCCGCAAACCGCCCGAAACGGCCCGACAATGGCCAGGATTTCCCCCCGCCCCCTAACCCCAATCCCAAGCCTCCGAGGCCCACAGCGGCGTCTGTGCCGCCGCTGCAGGTAACGGTGGCGAAGCTGGCCGACCAAATCATTGTGCGGGAGGATGCTGACATTGACCGCATCGGTGAGGCGGTGGCCAAGCGCGTGGTGCAGGCGGCCCGCAATATGGCTCCAGAGTAAGGAGGCGGCAGTGTGAAACAGCGAACCATTGAACTGAGCTTTAACAACCATGCGGAGATGTTCAATCTCCCCATCAACCCGGCAGAGTTTGAATTTACCGAGCCGCACAATAACCAGCGGATCACTCTGCTGAACATTGGCGAGGTAAATCTGATTGGACACAGGGGGCTGGTTTCCGGCTCCCTGTCCAGTTTTTTCCCCTCTACCACCTCCCCGCTGGCCCGGTATGCTGACCGGGAGCCGATGGAGTATATCCGGCTGCTGAAGAAGTGGAAATCCAAGCCGCAGCCCATTCGGGTGATCATCAGCGACTGTGACTTCAACCTGGCCATGAGCATCGACAGCCTGACCTATGGCAGCCATGAGGGGGACAAGGATGTGTATTACACCCTGGAACTGTCGGAATACCGCTTTTTGAACGTCCCCGCCGTCAAGATGGAGAGCCAGGCCAAGAGCCAGACCAGCGGCCTGAACACCCGCCCCAATACCCAGGAGGCCCCCAAAACCGCCACGGTGGTGTCCGGGGACTGCCTGTGGAACCTGGCCAAGAAATACTACGGCGACGGGGCGCAGTACAAAAAAATCTATGAGGCCAACAAGGCGGTGATCGGGAGCAATCCCAACCTGATCAAGCCCGGCCAGAAGCTGGTGATCCCATGATCCAGAAGCAGCTGACGGCGGGCGGAAAGGACCTCTCCCAGCTGGTGGAAAAGGTCACCTGGAGCGGCGACAGCAAGCAGGTGGCCCGGAAGCTGGCCTTTTCCATAGCGACCCGAAGCACAGACCGTTTTCTCCCCAAGGTGACCATCAACGAGGGGGACAGCGTACTGTTCAGGGACGGGGACAGGACCCTGTTCGGCGGCCCCGTCTTTGATATTGAAAAATCAGCCTCCGGGAACCTCACCACCTACACCGCCTTTGATTTGATGTTCTACATCAACAACAGCGACATCAGCAAGGTTTTTGACGATACCCCGGAGGCCATCACCGCGTGGATATGCTCCCACCTGGGCGTCCCCTTCGGCTCCGCCGCTCCCACAGGCATCAAGGTATACCTGCCCTGGCTGGGCAAGAAAGCCTATGAGGCCATCATGGCGGCCTACACCACCGCCAGCCGCCAGAACGGGAAGAAATACATCCCCCTGATGCAGAATGTCAACCAGGTGTGTGTGATCGAAAAGGGGGTGCTGTGCGGGGTGGTGCTGGATGGCAGCTATAACCTGACGGAGGCCACCTACAAGACCAGCCTGCAGAAGCTGGTGGACCGGGTGATCGTCACCGACAAGAACGGCAACCAAACCAGCGTGGTGGAGGATGCCGGGGCGCAGTCGAAGTATGGCGTGGTGCAGCGCGTCTACAAGCAGGAGGAGGGCAAGGACACCGCCTCCGAGGCCAAGGCGCTGCTTCACGTCATGGACCAATCCGCAACCGTGACCGCCACCAGCGACACCCGCGCTGTCTCCGGCTATGCCATCGCCGTCCAGGAGGCCACCACGGGGCTTTATGGGAAGTTCTACATTGAGAGCGACACCCACACCTTTGAGGACGGCAAAGAAATGATGCAGCTGACCCTGGCCTTTTCCAACATGATGGATGAGAAGGAAGCTGGCAGTTAAGGAGGCGATACCATGGGTGAACGGTGGGCTGCAGATATGGTGGAGGCGCTGCGCTCTGCAAGCAAGAGCAGCAGCGGGCTGATGTTTGCGGAGGTCAAATCCGTGGCCCCGCTGACCATCCTGGCCCACGACCAGGTGATCAGCAAGGGGCTGTATATCAACCCGGCCCTGCTGGTGTGGGCCGAGGGCGGAGGCAGCCGCATTCCCCTGGAACTCGCCGGACTGGACCCACACCCGTACTCGTTCCTGACCGAGTTCCATACGAAGTATGTGCTGAAGGAGGGCGACATGGTGGTAGTGCTTCAGGTGGGGGCTGGCTTCTACATTCTGGGGAAGGTGGTGAAGGTGGCATGAGCATCTTCCCATTCATCGACCCGGAGGCGCTGGCGGCCAGCCAGGACAACGCCCTGCCTATGTTCCGGGAGTATGCTTACGACTACGAAAACAACCGGCTGCTGCTCCGGGACGGCCAGACCTACCTGGTAGAGGGCAACGAGGCCCTGCGCATCTGGATATTCAAGGCTCTGGACACGGAGCGGTTCCGATATACGGCCTACGATTCGGACTACGGCAGCGAGATCGACACGCTGATCGGAGCCGTCAACAGCAGCGTGATTCTGCCGGAGTTGAAGCGGTTTATCATCGAGGCGCTGATGGTAAACCCGTACATTGAGGAACTGAGCAATTTTCAATTTGAGCAATCCGGCAGCGGGGTGCGGGTGGAGTTCGACTGCACCACGGTGTACGGAAAAGACCAAATCACATGGGAGGCCAAGGGGGTGAAAGTGGCATGATGGAGGAAACCATGGACTTCAGCGCCAGCGCGGTGCTGCAGCGTATCCGCAACAGCCTGCAGAACCCCGCCAATAGGCTGGAGGGCGGTTTTTGCATGGATAACGCCCAGGCGGTGTCGGAGGAACTGGCCCGCCTGGACCTGATGGAGGTGAAGCCCATCCCTGACCGGGTGCTGCTGGACACCGCCGAGGGTGAGTATCTGGACCGCAAGGCCCTGGACTACAATGAGACCAGGAACCCCGCAGAAGCGGCGGTGGGCAACCTCCTGTTCACTGGGGAGCCGGGGACGGCGATCCCCATTGGCACCGAGGCCCTGTACGGCAGCCTGGTGTTTGAAACCACGGCAGCGGCCCGGATCAGCGCCGAGGGCTACTGCGAGGTGGGAGCGCGGTGCCAGACAGAGGGGACGGCGGGCAATGTGGCCGCCGAAACCATCAGCGTCCTGCGCGTGGCCATCGACGGAGTAAAGTCTGTTACCAACACCGCCCCTTTCGGCGGCGGCACCCAGGCCGAGAGCGATGACTCCTTCAGGAGCCGCATCCTGGAGAAGATACGCCAGCCCATCACCAGCGGCAACCGAAATCATTTTATCTATTGGGCCAAGCAGGTGTCAGGCGTGGGCGGGGCCAAGTGCCTGGGCGCGGAGGTCTGCGGCTCTGGCAAGGTGCGGGTGATCGTCCTGTCCGACCAATACGCCGCCCCGGATGATGTGATCCTGGGCAACGTCAAAGCCCACATCGAGGAGGAGCGCCAGATCGGCGCGGCGGTCACGGTGGCGGCAGCCACCCCCAAGGCCGTCGCTGTGGAAGTGACGGTGGTGGTGGCCAGCGGCTACAGCCTGACCGACATCCGGCAGAACATCCAGACGGCGCTGCAGCGGTATGTGGACAGCGTGAACCGGGAGGACTTCAGCACCCCGCCCACCCTGAAGGATGAGGGACGGCAGAGCAGCATCAGCTATTACCGCATCGGTGATTTGATCTTCGGTGTGGAGGGTGTGGCCGATATTATCAGCTACACGCTGAACGGCGGCCTGACCTCGCTGACCTCCGATTATGAGGAATATTTCTCCCTGGGGGAGGTGGCCGTCAGTGGCAATCAATGACAGGTTCATGCTTCCCAAACGGGTGCGGACCATGGAGCAGATGGCTGACCTGCTGGCAGCGGAGCAGGCTGAACTGGACCAAACCCAGCGCACCATCGCGGCGCTGGAGAACCAGCTGACCATCAGCACCAGCACCCACCTGCTCCCCCGCCATGAGCGTCTGTTCGCCCTGCCTGTCAATACCACGGAGAGCCTGGAGGTGCGCCGGGCCAGGGTGCTGGCCAAGCTGAACACACGGGGGACCACCACCGTGCGGGCCATCCGGGATATGGTGGAGATCATCACCGGGCGGGAGGGCGATGTGATAGAGCATTTTGAGGACTACGCCTTTTCCGTGCTAATCAAGCTGCTGCCTACCGACGCCACCGCCGACGTGCAGGAACTGATCCGGCAGATTGAGGAGATCAAGCCCGCCCACCTGCTCTTTGACATCATCGCGGCCTTTCGGCCCACCCCGCTGGTGCATGAGAACCGCCTGGTCTTTCACCGGCTGGCCATGCGATTCTCCTGCTCCAACTCCAGGGGAACGCCAGTCATCCGCTTTGATGGCAGCATTCATTTCGACGGCTCCAGCCAGTTCAACCAGGCTCCTGATGGGATCAGCTTCTGGCGGGCCGCATTCAGAACATCATTTTTAAACCGGGAAGTGATCACCGGCACTGTGACCATAGACGATTGGTGCGCCTTTGATGGCACCGTTGCCTTTGACGGCTCCCGGAAATTTAACGCGCAGCACACGCAGGAGGAGTTATAGATGAATGAAAACAGCGTGATTACCAGGACCCGGCGCATCAAGTTCTGCCAGGCGTCCAGTGACGCCACAAAGCCGCTGCCCATCATCACCCACATCGCCTTTGGCAGCGGAGGCGTAAACCTCAGTGGTGAGCCTATCGCGCCTTCAGAGGCGCAGACGGCCCTGAACACGGAGATCGCCCGATACCCGGTGGACAGCGTGACCTACCCGGAGGAGACCACCGCCCGCTATGCGGTGACCATCCCCAAGGATGACCTGGCGGGCGAGGTCATCAACGAGGCCGCCTTGGTGGACAGCGAGGGAGACGTGGCCGCCATCAAGACCATGTACTCCAAGCAGAAGGATGCGGGCGTCAGCTTTACCTTTGAGTTCGACGATGAATTTTAACCAGGAGGGAACTGAGAATGGCAGAGGAATATTACACTCTCCCGGAAGCCCCGGTTTATAACGCAGAGGAGATCAGGAAAATCCAGGACAGTGACCCGGTGCGGGCCAGCACCATTGTCAACCCGGTGGTGGAGCGGCTGATCGAGAACACCCACGCCGTCAAGCTGCAGGCCGATGATAACACAGCGGCCATCGGCAGGGCGCTGGGCGTGGCCGAGGACGCCGATGACAAAGCGGAACGCGCCCTCCGGGCCGCCCAGCAGGCCGCCCAGGACGCAGCCGGTGCCAGGCTGTCGGCAGATCAGGCCATGGTGGCCGCTGACGCCGCCCTGGAGGCCATTACGAAGCTGGCCAATACCATCGACGCCATCCCCTCGCAAAACGGCAGCCTGACCTATACGGGCAGCGCACAGACGCCCTCCTGGAACAGCTTCAACCCTGATGCCCTGGAAATCGGCGGGGATACCTCCGGCATCAATGCTGGGACCTACACCGCCACGTTCACCCCCAAGGAGAACTACACCTGGGGCGATGGCACCAACGATGCCCGGTCTGTGACCTGGACCATCGGGCGGGCGGCTATCGCCGCCGCGCCGGTCCAGAGCGGGAGCCTGACCTATACCGGCCAGGCGCAGACCCCCAGCTGGAGCAACTACAACACGGCCCAACTGACCATCAGCGGCACCACCAGCGCCACCGAGGCCGGGAGCCACAGCGCCATGTTTACCCCCACAGCGAACTATCAATGGAGCGATGGCAGCGCGGCAGCCCGGTCTATCTCCTGGACTATCGGGCGGGCTGTCATCGCCAACACCCCGGCGCAGAGCGGGAGCCTGACCTATACCGGCAGCACACAGACCCCCAGCTGGAGCAACTACAACAGCGCCCAGCTGACCATCGGCGGCACGGCCAGCGCCACCAATGCCGGGACCTACTCGGCCTCCTTTACCCCCACCGCCAATTATCAGTGGGCTGACGGGAAAACCGCCGCGAAGTCGGTAAACTGGACCATCGCCAAGGCGGCTGGCAGCTTGTCCCTGAATAAGACCAGCATGACCCTGAACGGCTCCACCAAATCCAGCACCATCGCGGTGACACGGGCTGGGGACGGCGCGGTGAGCGCCACCTCCAGCAATACCAGCGTGGCCACCGTCAGCGTGTCCGGGACCACGGTCACAGTCACCGGGAAAGCCTATGGCACGGTGACCATCACAGTCAGGGTGGCGGCGGGGACCAACCACACGGCCCCGGCAGATAAGACCTGCAGCGTGACGGTGAATGTGTTCAACACCAATATCTCCAGCAACAGCTGGGCCGCAATCAAGGCCGCCAGCGATGCTGGGGAGGGTGCCAACTTCTGGAGCGTGGGCGATACTAAGCCCATTGTTATCAACGGGAAGGTGGGGAATTTCACCTTCTCCAACCTGACCATTAACCCCTTTATCCTGGGCTTCAATCACAACAGCGCCAAGGAGGGAACGAAGCGCATTCACTGGCTGATCGGGAAGATCAGCGGGAAGATGGTGGGACTGTGCGATGATAGGTACAACAGCAATTCTACGAATAGCGGTTATTTTCAGATGAACACCAGCAACACCAACGCGGGCGGCTGGAAGGACAGCTATATGCGCAAGACGCTGCTGGGTAACAGCAACACGCCCACCAGCCCTTTGGCCAACAGCCTGATGGCGGCACTGCCCTCCGATCTGCGGGCCGTCATGAAAGCCGTGACCAAGTACACGGACAATGTGGGAAATGCCACCGGCCACACAGCTGGGAATGTTACCAGCACCAGCGATTACCTGTTCCTTTTGTCGAACTATGAAGTACAAGGTAACGATGGCTATGCAAATAGCTATGAGAAAAACTCTCAGGCTCAGTACGACTATTTTAAAGCAGGTAATAGCAAGGTGGCTTATAAGCACAGCACCACAGGTACAGCCGTGTGGTGGTGGCTGCGGTCCCCCTATTACGGCAGCAACGATAGCTTCTGCGGTGTCGACGCGGACGGCAACT